TTTAAATAGTATTGAGCTTCCAGTACTTATGTTTAAGATTTCATCTTTAGTAATACGAAAGTGTTCCATAATACCATAGAGTTCTAACTTCTCAAGGAACTCTGGAATAATTGAGTTAGCAGCACTTATCATAGTGTAACGAGTAAATAGTATCTTGTGACCTTGTTCAAATGTAAGAAAAGCTAAGAAGGTAGTTATAGCAAATGACTTACCACTTCCTCTACCTCCTGTCATTACAAAGTATCTTGAGTCGTTACCTAATGAATTGTATTTATTATTGAGTACTGGCTTCTTCATCTGTGTCAAGCTCTATAGTATTATCTTCTTCTTGTGTTCCAGTAAATAGATTCTTAATATTGATGTTAACCTTCTGTTGTTTCTCTTCAGGTTTATCAAGCGGCTTACCATATTTATATTCAAAGAGCAATTTAAGATGAGGAAAAGATTGTTTAGCTTGTTCAGCTAATGATTCCCAAGCTTCTTCTTCGCTTCCAAATACTTTTGCCATTGCGTTAAGAGCGTAGATTCCGACTCGTTTTCGTTTGGCATCGTTAATAGCAGCAGAAGATGTGGGTCGTACAACAGGCACGTTTCTAACGCCTGGTTTTCGTCCATTGTTTCTTCTTCCATCATTCTCTTTGACATACTTATATTGTTTAGGTTTCCTTCCCATACTTGTTATATATATAACTGATTGCAGACCAAACTGCATCACTTATCTCTTTCTTGTTGTATATTTTTGTTCCGATTTTTTTAATGCTGTCCTTTTCCACCACAATTTTAAATTGATTACAAACAGGAGAGCAATCCCCAACAGGGTGCCTATAAATCCTATAACCGTTATCAATACACCATCGAGAATGTTTTTGATTGCATCCAATATTATACTCACCAAGCTTCCATTTTTTATTATATTCATCTATTTCTTTAGGAGACCTTTTCCTTCTCATACTCTGCTAATTTATCTTTTGTGATAAGATATAATTCTTTTATGTTTTCATACTTGTCTCTCCAAAAGTCAGCTTCATCAGGAAATTCATCGTTGTTCTTTATATTATCAAGAAGCTTTTTACATTCATAATATACATTCATCATATTATCACTATACATTTCGATAACCTCAAAGACTTTCATTCCGTGTATAACAGATGCGTGGTCCTTCTTAACAACTTGACCTATATCTTTAAAGGTGTGATGAGTAAATTCTTTTGCTAGTTTATAATAAATAGCTCTACCATAAACATAATTTCTTTGTCTTATTGGAGAGCCTATACCTATCTGAAGTTTCCTTGAAACCATTCCTTTAATTCCTTGTAGTGTAATTTTATTCATATTTATCTTTTAGTTTAATTATTTCTTTTTGTATTTCACTATACTCTTTATTCTCACTAAATTCTATAGCCTTTTTTATTCCAGCACAATACTCATAATTCTCTGACTCTTCGTATGTATAAATCTCTGATACTATTTCGTCTAAAGATATTCCCATTAATACATCTATGAGAGTTAAATAATAAGCATATTCTATTCTGTATTTATAACTATCATAAAGTACCTCTTCTAACAAACTCATTAGGGTCTTTTGTTTTTCTGATGAAATACTCTTCATAAATGTTACAAACCTTTTTAAGTTTGCGACCAGCTTTCTCCATAGTTTCTTCGCTGCAATTATAAATACCTATCTCACCGCTTCCTTTCTCTATAACTAAAAAAGTAAAGTTTTGTACATTAAATAGTTTTGAATATATATAGCATTGCATATCATAGTGCCAAACATTCTTAGCAGTCCATAACCAATTATCTAGCTTAGATGTAGTCTTTAAATCTATAACGTGATTGTCTTTTAAATAATCCGCTTTCCCACGAAAGGGGTAGCCAAAAAGCTCACCAATCACAGGAACTTCTGGGCTACCACCTCGCAGTAATTCACTTGCTTCTAAATTCTTATTTAAGTATGTCATTAACTTACTTAAAGAGTTATATTCTTTTGTTAGTATAATTTCTTTATGAGGATTCTCTGCAGCTAAATCCTTAAACTTATTTGTTGTTCTAGTAGATGAATCTATAAAAAGATAACTGTCCTGTAGCTTTTGAGGTTCTAATGCCATAACGTGAAAAAGCCTACCGTCCCTTAAAGCAGCAACATTATTATTGTCCTCTGTTAATGACTTTGTATATTGTTTAGGTGAATCAAGAAGTTTCTTAGCAGATGATGAAGATAAAGCGGCAGTACTTAAATATCCATAATAAAATTTATCATCATACATTCTTGAAAGCAAATCTTCTTTCTTCCAAGTTGTCCCGTCTAGTAATGTTATTTGTTCATTCATAATTTCTCTAATAGTTTTTCTAAGTTAGCTAAAGCTCTCCAAGCTACTTTTGCATCGTGATATAATCCATCATCATCTAATGTTCCACAATCAATTAAATGTCTTGCTAACGCATCTAATTCATCTGTTGATTTATTTCTGTCCCAATGTAATGGTTCTCCTGGATGATGTTGTTCGTTACCAATATAACTAACCTTAGATACATATCTAATTGCTTTAGGAAAATATCTTATTACTCCTGAATAAACAGGTTGTTCTTTTCTTTCTTGATGTTTAGTCTTATTCAAAATTTACATTTATTACATTTCCAAAATTCTCCTAATTTGTTTAGTGTGTCAACTAAAGGTATAGGATTGTCTAACTGTTTCCACTTGCCACCCATATCCCAAATGTAAGTTACTTCACATTTATCTAAAGGTACATCTTTTTTGTCATCTTTAAAATCGTGAGATACTTTAAGTATAGCTGCTTTCTTTCCAAGATTAGCACACCAAGCATTAGCCATTCTTTCTAATAGTAATCTTTGTCCTGTTGGTATTAATGCATCTTTATACTTAACCTCCATCAATATAAGAAATTTATTATCAAACTCAAACACAGCATCAACATCTGATGGATGTATCTTTCCGTTTTGTACTCCAGTAAAATCTATAGCCTGTTTCACTCTATCACTATTTTTTATTAAACTACTCATATTTATCAAATAAAGTTTTTAGCTTCTGTAATTTACCAGCAAAACAAGAACCGCAGCTAGTCATCTTATCATTGTAATTAAATACTCTATTATATATAGCAAGTAATTCTCTTTGCTCTTCACCTGTAACTTGTGTCTTTTGTGCGGAGTAAAAGTCTGTCAGAAATGAATGTTCTTCTTGTGTTAGGCAGTTAGGTTTGTTATGAGGAAACATCTTGTTTAATGTTTCTTTTCTTTTATCACATCCACAGTCTTTTCCTAGTGCATCAAACACTCCGTCAACTACAGCTTTAATTCCTGTAGCTTTTGTAATCTTTTCTACAGTATCACCAAGTCCATCAGATTGCTTTTCATATTTAGCAACCCACTCTTTATAGCGTTTGGTTCTTTTGTCGTTTGGTTTAGGTGGTATTTTATTCATCTTTATTATTTTTAATTAAGTCAAAATCTCCGTTTAAGTAATCTTCAAAGTCTTCTCCAAACTTTGATTTGATTAAGTCTTTATAATTCTTACAGCTATTAAATATAGATGTAACACTAATGTTTGTTTCTTTAGCTAATTTACGCATACTAATATCAGTTTCATAATATATCTTAAACAACTTTCTGTCGTACCAATGCTCCCAGTTTTCTACTTCAGACTTAATCTTATTAATCATTCTTTCTTCTGCACTATGTTTAGTAAAATTATAATACTCATCTTCTGCATCTACAACTTCATAATTTACTTCATAATCATCAATTCTTATTATTTTATATTTGCCTTTAGCTTTTGAGTAATCACCCCATAGATTTTTTAATGTAACATAAACATAAAATTTATTTACTTCTGTTTCATTATACATTATTTTTTGTGGGTCACCAACATATTTATTTAACCTTAAATACATCTCGTGAATAAAGTCTTCAACTAAGTGTCTTGGTATTCCTATTGACATTCCCATAGCAATCCAAGTATTGTGACTTTTAGATAATAACTCAAGCATTGTTAAATATAAAAAAATTAATCCAGACTATACCTAAACTAATTCTAATAAGTTCTACTGTCCTATCGTATTCTTCTATCTCTATATCGTCAACATAATCAATTCCTATAACAAAACCTCTTATAAACTCTATCTGTATGTTCATATTAATATTCAAATTGTACTTTTATTTTGTCTTCTGGTCCAAAATATTTAACCATATTTTTAATCTCTACTATGTTTTGGTCTTGCTCATATACAAAACCTTCTAATGCATCAAAGAAAGCTTTATTTAAATTGTCTTGTAGGTCAGGCTTTGTGACTTTAGGAACTCTTGGTAGTCTTCTTTTCTTTGCTAAACTTTTAGGATAAGCATAAGCATATTCTATATAGTTAACTACAATAGGTGTTCCTGCAGGTACTATGTTGAACCCATCAGGCAACTGTCTACCTACTAGGTCTCTGACATATTTCTGATAGTCTGTTACTTTTTTTGGTTTATACTTAATACCATTCCTTCCTATCTTAAATGATTGATGTGCTAATGGTCTAATGTTTAATTCAAAAGTTAATATCATATATTTAAAAATGGTTCTTTGTTAATGTTTGCTGGTATAGAATCTTGTACATAAGGCAATCCATCTGACATTATTTTAAATGCAAAATCATCAAAAGGATAACCACGAGACCTTCTACATTTAACGATTGCTAAATCTTTATCTTCAGCAGATAACTGAAGGCTTATTTGTGTTTCTGTTTTTTTCTCCATAAACGAACCTAAATGTCCAGTTGCTTTATCACTATTAAAATTAGAATGTATAACAGTAATGATGTGTATGTTTAAATCTTGTGTCCACTTCATTAGATATTGTATAAGTTTATTAGATTGAACTAAATCATTGCTATCTAATATTAAATCTGCAATACCATCTATAATTACAAGTCCAGGATTATCTACATTATATAAATGCCAATTAATAAATTCAAGTCTTTCAAATGCAGAGTATTCTCTTAAAGCATAAGTATAATAATCTTTAGAGCTATCTGCCATTCTTATCACTCTGTTAAATGTTCTTTGTGCGTGAAATCTACCTTGCTCTGTATCGTAATGAATAAGCTTTTTATTCTTACGCATACCTTTCATATCGTCAGTATATTTTTTATCGCAGGATAAATATGCACCAGCAAGTAAAGAAACTAAAAATGTCTTCTTGCTTTTAGGTGCAGCAGAAATAAAACTAAAATTACCATAGGTTCCTATCGGTAACGGTATAGGATTGTTTCCACCTGTGTTACCTTTTGAGATAGCGATTGGAGGATATTCAATCTTTTCTTGTGGGTCAACGTAACTTTGTTGGAGTATTTTTTTGAATTTTGTGTCATAGTCAATCTTTACTTGTTTCATTTTTAAGTTTATGTTTAATCAGTTCTCTTACTAAGGATTGCATACTCTTTGCAATATCTCCTGGCTTTCTCATATCATTCTTGTTTGCTACATCGTGAGCAAAAACATTAACATCAAGCCTTTCATAATAATATTTAGCATCTGTATCTAGTATGCTATCAATTTTATTTAACATCTGCCACTCTACAAATAAGGAACTTAAATTATCCAATTTGTCTTCGTTTTGCTCAAACACATAATAAACGAACCAAGCACACATTCTCTCTAATAATATAGTTTCTTTATTCATAATAAAAAAGGGAGCCGTAGCTCCCTTGATAAACATAAAATAACAATTAAAACGGTAAGTCGTCTTCAGTAGAGCTAGAAGAAACTGCTTCTCTTTCTACTTTTTCTGCTACGTTTATATTTCCGTCAGTCCAAAAGATTTTGCCATTGCCAATGTAATTCTTTGTAGCTTTAGCTTCTCTTTGTTCTTTTGTCTGCTCTTCATACATTTTAAGATTCTGACCATACTCATTAGTATCATCATTAATTGATAGTGTATAATTTTTATATACACCATCTTTTGTCTTAATACTTATTGTACCTAATGCACTCATATATATTAATTTGTGGCTATTAATGCCTGTTCAACTTCTTTAGATATTCTGTATTTTTTCATAATATCTTCTATTTTACCACCGTCTTTTACAAACTTAGCTGCTTTAATAAAAGCAACGCTTTCAGCTTTTAAAATAGGTTTCTCGCTACTTACGTTTTTATCGTGTGTATTTGTTGCATCAGAATCCTTAGTGTCATCTAATAGAAACAAATTACCCATAGCATACTTTTTAGCATAAGAAGATGCAGCACCTGTTCTTTGTGGATGTTGCATACCTTTTGCATTAAAGTCAATTATTGCTTGTGCAGATGATTCTATCTGCATATTCATCTCCTCACAATCTATCAACTTTGCAGTTGCTTCAATATAAGGATAATCTCCTACGACATTTAAATTGTCGTGCATCTTTAAAACACATTTGTATTTTTTTAGATGTGGCTTAAGTGCTTCAAGAATGTCTTCTGCACTTCTATACTTATAGTTACCAAATTTATTTAATTGATTCTTTGGTGCCTTAAGTTCCGTTGTAATTTTAAGTAATTTTTCTGTAATATTCATAATTAAAGTTTAAACAAATATATACAAATTTATTTAATATAACCAAATTGCTTGTTTTTTTTGGTCATCATTATCAACGTGAATAAAAGTTTTAGCTATACCAAACCTTTGAAAACCCACCATTGATAATGCTTCTATAATTTTTAATCTTTTGCCTGTGTGTGTGCAATGTATGTCTGCTGCTCTACCAATTAAATGTGAACTAGTAGTCAGTCCACCAACTTTTTTATTGTGAGCTGGTGTTCTATAACCTGAATTAATTTTGAATTGTACTCCTGCAATGTCTCTAGCTTCGTCTAAACACTCTAAAAACTCTCTGTCCATAAATCTATCTCCACTACCAGGATAATCAGGAGAATCAAATTCTTCTAGTTTAAAATATCTAAGTTCCATATTTAAATGTAATTAATTTTTTTTATATTCGCAAAACGTAGCTGTAAATCTACGCTAAAAATTACTAAACTTCAGTAGGAATATTGTTGGAACAGATACCTATTGAATTTACTTTTTCTATAGGGACTTTTTCTTTTCTTTCTTTTAGTATTTTCTTTCTTTTCTTTTAGTTATCTATAAAAGAATAGTTGTTATAATACTTACCATTAATATTATCCTTACTGAGTCTAATAGCTGTTTGTTTACCATTGTTAGGAAATATAAAAAAGCCTTCATATAGGTCAACATAGATGGCAAAATAGTCTACTTTATCTATAGGATAATGTCCGTGAAAGGTAACGTGAACAGTACTTCTGTTTTTTCTTGGTACTTTACCAGTTGATTTAACTTGTACTTTTAATAGCTGACCTTTATAGTCAACTATACAATCATAGGTAGAAGAGTGTAATAATGGAAAAGATACTTCAATACCTCTTTTCATACATTCGGAAGCAAAACTGTATTCAGCTAAACATCCTCTGTGATTAATATCCATCATCTTTTAATTCCTTGTCCTCTATATTTCTTTTTATAGCCTACTTGATTCTTACTAGCGTTCTTAGAATGAACACCAGGTCTCTTCTTCTTTTTAGGAGGAATATAAATTGCTACCTTAGCTTTTCTTGGCATTATTTACAAATACAAACTTCGCAGTTACACATAATTAATTTGTTTTATTATTAAATTTCTCAAAGGTACGCATACCACCCAGACCTAACATACCAATTAATACAGTCATAAGATGCTCCATCTGTAAAGCTGGAGGTACTTGTTCTGGTCCTATAAACCATATTAGTAAATCTCTTAGCACAAAGTTATAGGCTAATGCTACTCCACATACCCAACCAATAAAAGGTCTCCAACCAGCAACAAATATTGTTCTATGTTGAGCTTCTATTTTATTAATCTCTCCCTGCAGTTCTATAAGCTTTTGAGGGTCTATCTCCTTTCCTTTTAGAAGTTCTCTTATTTCGAGTCCTAGACCGCTTAAATCGTCTGTTTTACCTATACCTAAAATTCTTAGTAGTCCTTTCAACATACTATGTTTAATTATAGTCCGTTTTTAAATAGTAATTTCTTAATAATGTTATTCCAGTTTGTAACGAACCAACTGTTAAAGTTTCTAAATTGCTGTGCTAACCATTCAAATATTCTTACCATAATTTATTTTTTATTAAAATCATCTAAAAGTTGTATTGTTTTAATGACTGTATAAACCAACGTTGCTATAATTAAAAGTGCTTGTAGTGCTTCATTTATCTGTGTCATACTTACTATATAAACTCCTAATCCTATTATTGTTGGTTTAAATCCTTCCATCTTAATTCATTTTAATTGCCATATATATATAACTATCTCCATTCTCATTCCATCCTTGATAACTATTATTAAGAGTAAATCCTGTAGATGTAAATGTTAAATTAATACCTGAATCAGTAGATTCAGAATCTGATGATTGTGCCATTAAATATTTAGTTGTACCTCTTACAGAATCTTGTATATTCCAAGTTGTTCCTGAACGACCTGTGTTTTTGATTAACACAAAATCTGGTTGAAATCCTGTCGTGATACTATTAGAACTTCCATTTCCAGTATAACTTCCAATCTTGCTATATCCACTTACTGAATGAAAACAATAAGCTATAAAGTCATCTCCTGATTTATTTACTGAATTATCACTACCTATACCAAATACTGTTGTATTTCCTGCTTGTGCAGTTGTTGAATCATCTGTTTTTGCTGCTGTTCCTTCAAGAACCATTCTTGCATTATCACCAAGTTGTGGTAATTGTACTATCCATTTATCAGCACTATCCAAACCTTTAATAATAACTAAATCACATTTAGCAGTAAGACCGTGTCCGACAGTTCTTGCTGAATTACCATCTCCAACATATTTAACGATACTAAATCCATTTGCAGTATTTGTGTTTACTGTACTTGGTATTGTTCCATCAACATTAGATTGCCAAGTATTACCTGCTTTCCAAGCCCAAGCAATATAGTTTGAACCATTATTATTAGTGTCAGTAGCAGTTCCTAAAGTAACCCCATCTGTATCGTAAGATGTAATATTACTTGAATAAGTTGTTTCTGCTGCAGTAAGATTTGAGGAAATTTGGCTTCTTAATCCTCTTAAAGTATCTTGTAAATAATGGTTTCCAGTGCCACTTCTTTCTTTAATCCATATAAGGTCAGGTTTAAAACCAAATCCTGTAATAGATTGAGATTGATGATTACCTCCACTACTATTCCCAGTATATGTTACTGCTTTAAAGCTATTAGCAAGAGTTGTATTACTTGCTACATTTTTAGCCATTGCCCAGTATATGTATAAATTACCATTTACATTATTTCCCGCACTTACTCCACCTGATGTTATAGTAAACCCAGTAGAAGTCATTGTAAGGTTTGGAGCATTACTTGTATCATCACCATCAGTCCTGTTTGGCTCTAAATAACCACCACCAGTAATACCTCTTCTTGTGTCATATAATCTCCAATTATCATTTCCTACTGTACTTTTAATTAGCACAAAATCAGGTTTAAATCCTGTTGTAATTGCTTGTCCTGCACTTCCATTTCCTGTATAAGTTCCAAGTTTTTGATAACCAGACACTGAATGCCAACAATAAGATATATAATCACCTCCACTTACATTTGTACTTTCGCTTGTACCTGTGTTTTGATATATTACTGTAGCTGATGGTCTTGCATAATAAGGGTGATTTGCACTTGATGCACTATTTTGTTCTGAACTTCCTAAATTTAAATACAACCAATTAGGGTATGTAGAATGACTTAAACTTAAATCTTTATGATACACACTCCAATTATTAGCAGAATCTAATCTTTTTGAAATTATCATTTCGGGAGCGGAATTTAACCCATGTCCAATTGTTCCTTGAGCCCCCGTTCCTTCCCATTTTACTATGCTAAAACCATTACCAGTATTTGCATTAATTAAACTGTTTATTGAACCATCAGTATTAGACTCCCAATTGTTACCCGCTTTCCAAGACCAAGATACAAATGTATTAGAATTTCCATTAATTGAACCATCACTGCCTAACGAAAATCCATCAGAATCAAAAGAAGTTAAATAACCACTATTTGTAAATTCTTGTGAAGTCAAATTAGGAAATACAAATTTTGTTGCACCTCTTACAGTATCAGCAATATTATGATTGTCAGCAAAATTTCTACCTTTTATCCAAACTAAATCAGGTTTAAAGCCAACTCCTGTTATTGATTGTGTACCACCATTCCCAGTATATGTTACTGCTTTAAAGCTATTTTCAAGAGTTGTATTGCTTGGTACATTTTTAGCTACTGCCCAGTATATGTATTCATATCCATTTTCATTTAACATTGCATCAGCTATACTTTGTTCAGGGAATGAAAATCCTGTATCAGATATCGTAAAAGTATTTAATGAACTATCACCTTCTACATTACTTCTATTTGGATTTATAACTTTTTTGCTACCCCTTCTTGTATCAAGTATTGCCCAATTTTCTACATTGCTTGATGATTTAATCATAATAAAATCAGGTTTAAAACCTACATTTACAGTTACTCCTGATGTTGCTCCAGTATAGCTTCCAAGTTTTTGATACCCTGCAATATCGTGGAAACAGTAAGCAATATATTGTCTACCACTTGTATTTGCATTACCAAATGTTTGATTTAATGCAAAAGTAGTTGCAGATGGTACAAGCCAGTTAGTAGATGTATCTTCTACTGCATCACTATTTAAAGTAAGATATTTACTATTACCTAAAGATGAATGATGCACAATCCAGTTAGTAGAACTATCACTTGTACACTTAATAATTGTCATATTTGGTGCAGCTGATAATCCGTGTGGAATTTTAGTTCCTGAAACACCTGATCCATCATATTTAACAATACTAAATCCTGCATTAGCATTTGCACTAACTAATATTTCAGGTGGACCACCAAGTTCTAAATCATCATTTTGTGATGTACTCTCTGCATATAATTCAGCTACACCAACATCAGATATTGCACCACGATAAATTCTAATTTGGTCAAGTTGTCCATTTAATGCTTCACCTGTATTTTCTTTTTGCCCAAATGTTAATTCAGCACTTGATAATGCTCTATTTTCACCTGCATCTCTTATAGTTGTATAAGTTTTCTTTTCACCATTAATATACAACGCGTGATTATTTGGTGCATCTACTGTAACAATATGATACCAAGTATCATTAGATGCTGTAAAATCAAATGTTCCGTATTCATAATCACTACCATCGTGTTTTCCCCAAGTTTGGACTAATTTTGCACCATCATTTACACCATAATAATTTAAAGTCCAATCCCCGAAGCTATGTCCTGGACTTGCCCTTTGGTCAGTATCATAAATCGTTTGATAAGAAACTGTTACATCATCAAATTTAACCCACAACGATATTGACCTGTCACCTAAAGTAACACCACTTACATCAATAAAACTTGAACTTCCATTAAAATCAGCTGCTTTATTAAACTTACCTGTAACATACGATACATTAGAAGCAGTTCCATTATAATCACCTGTTACATCATTCGCATTATCCTCAAATTTATATACTGCTATTGCTGGACCTCCAAAGATTGTCGGTTCGTTATCATCAGCTTTAAAAGCATAAGAAATATTAGATGTATTTGTTGAAGCGTGTTGTGCTATTGTTACAGTTGTTGCACCTGCATTCCAATCTTTCACTCTCCATTGATTTGAAGTGCTTACTGCATTAGCATCATTACTTGATAAGTTAGA